GTGTTCAGATGAAACGGAAAATATCAACGGCCTTCCTGCTCCGTCTGAAATGTCACTTTCCGGTAACTTCTACCGCAACCCGGCGCAGGATGCACTTCGTGCAGCATACGATAACGACGGGGTTTATGGATTTAAGGTTATTTTCCCGTCTGGTAATGGATTCCTGATGCGCGCTGAGGTACGTCAGCACACCTGGGATTCTCAAACCAACGGTGTTGTTGCTGCAACGTTCTCGCTGCGTCTGAAAGGTAAACCCACCAATATTGACGCCCCAGGAGTTCTGTCGTTTGCTACTGACCTTCCGGCGTCCCAAACGGTCGCGGCAGGAAGCGCTCTGACTATGGGCGTGGTCGTCCAGGGCGGTACGGCACCTTATACCTACGCCTGGAAAAAGGGCACCTCGACGGTCAGCGGCCAGACCAGCGCAACGTTTACGAAAGCCAGCGCTGTATCCGGTGATGCCGGGGTTTATTCCTGCGTGGTTACTGATGCCGATGGCACTGTGATCACTTCTTCTGATTGCACCGTCACCATCAATTAACGGAGCGCCGGGAGACCGGCGATAAACTTAATGTCAAAACCGAGTCTTAAAGCACTGGCACTGGCACCGATGGCGGGCTTTCGTAAAAAAGAAGTCTCCATTCCGGAGTGGGATAACGCCAAAGTCATCATTCGTGAGCCATCAGCAGAAGCCTGGATTCGCTGGCAGGGGATCGCCAGCCCGGAACAACCCAAAGCACCGGAAGGGCAGGAAGCACCAGAGGCGCCAGAACTGACCCCTTCAGAACGAGCCTTCCGCACGATGCGGGGCGACGTCACGCTTTTCATCGATATTTTGCTGGATACCGACCTGCAGCCCGTCTTTACTGTCGATGACACCGAACAGGTTGAAGCGATCTATGGCCCAGTGCATTCCCGGCTGTTGAAGCAGGCACTTGATCTCATTCGTGACGCGGATGATGCTAAAGCAAAGTAAAAATGCCTGGCATGCAGTTCCTGATGGCGCTGGCGCTCCGGATGGGCCGCACGCTGGGCGAACTGCGACAAACCATGACGGTCGGCGAATTCAGGATGTGGGCTGAATACGACCGTATCAGCCCAATCGGCGATATTCGCGGCGATATTCTCAATGCTCAGCTGGTATCTGCGGTTTACGGAGCGCAGGGCGGTAAAGTCACCATTGAAGATGCTCAGCTTCAGTGGAGCGCAGAAGAGGTTGAGGTAAACGACGGCGGCGATCCCTTTGCAGGGCTGGAAGCGGCGCTGCTGGCTGCGTCAGCATAGCCAGTAATAATTCGTGTGGATGCCACTCATAACAGGTGTTATGTTGTTTTTTTGACACACGGAGTGCTTTAAATGACTACTACTGGCTGGATATTATTATTTGTTTTTGCTCGCCTTATTGATCTTGTTATCTGGTATTTCCTGAACAGAGGAAGCGTAAGAGCTAATGATCAGATCGCTATGCTTAAAGAAATCTCTGAAAAGCAAAGTGCTCAAATTGATCTTCTGATTGCACTTGCTCATAAAAAAGAGGAACCAGAAAAAGATTATCTGGAAGAAGCAAGGAAAAAAGCTGGTTTAATTTAATAATATTGAAATCATAAAAAAGCCCCACAATGTGGGGTTTTTTGTTTCTGAGGAAATGAAATGGCAACCCTGCGTGAACTTATCATTAAAGTTTCTGCTAACTCTCAGTCATTTCAGACCGAGATAGCCCGCGCGTCACGTATGGGGGCTGATTATTATAAAACAATGCAGAATGGCGGCAGGCAGGCTGCGGCTTCAGTTCGGGAAACTCGCCGTTCTGTTGCTGAGCTTACTGACCAGATGGAGTCAGCAAAGGCTACCGCACTGGGATTAACCGGGGCATTTGCTGGTGCTTTTGCTACGGGACATTTAATATCCCTGGCTGATGAATGGAATTCAGTAAACGCCCGGCTAAAACAGGCATCTCAATCAACTGATGATTTTACCAGCTCTCAAAAACAGCTGATGGATATCAGCCAGAAAACGGGCACATCTTTTTCTGACAACGCTAATTTATTTTCCCGTTCAGCAGCCTCAATGCGGGAATATGGTTACAGCTCCAGCCAGGTGCTGGATATTACTGAGGCTATTTCTACTGGTTTAAAACTTTCTGGCGCGAATGCTCAGGAGTCCAGTTCTGTCATCACTCAGTTTAGCCAGGCTCTGGCGCAGGGCGTGCTGAGAGGCGAAGAATTCAATGCCGTCAACGAGAGCGGCGACAGGGTTATACGGGCGCTTGCGGCAGGGATGGGGGTTGCGCGTAAAGACCTTAAATCTATGGCGGATCAGGGGCAGTTAACCATTGATAAAGTAGTTCCGGCCCTCATCAGCCAGCTTGGTAAGCTCCGGAATGAATATGGTGAGTTGCCGCAGACCGTTTCATCGTCGGCAACAAAAGTTGAAAACGCTTTTATGCAATGGGTCGGTGGAGCTAATGAAGCGAGTGGCGCGACAAATACCCTGACCGGATTACTTGATGGCGTAGCCAACAATATTGATCAGGTCGCCACTGCTGCCGGAGCGCTTGTTGCCGTTGGTGCTGCCCGATATTTGGGAAATATGGCTCTTGGTGCCAGCTCTGCAACGGCTGGGATTATTAACGCCGCAAAAAGTGAAGTAGCTTTAGCTGAAGCCCAGGTCAGAGGGACGCAGGTTTCGACAGCTCGTGCGCGTGCTGCAGTTTATCGTGCCCAGCAGGCACTGGCAGCGGCGCGGGGTACAGACGCGCAGGCCGCCGCAGAAAAACGGCTCTCACTGGCGCAGGAGTCACTTAACCGTAATATTCAGGCCAGAGTATCCGCTCAGACTGCACTGAACTCGGTTACTGCTGTAGGTTCCCGGCTCATGGGGGGAGCATTAGGCCTCGTTGGCGGTATTCCTGGGCTGGTTTTGCTTGGTGCCGGTGCCTGGTACACGATGTACCAGAATCAGGAGCAGGCCAGATTATCCGCTCAGGAATATGCAAACACCATTGATGCTGTCCGTGAAAAGACAAAATCAATGTCCCTGCCCGAAGTTTCTGATAATGAGACCAAAACCCGTCAGGCGCTGGAGGAGCAAAACCGTCTTGTTGATGCCCAGGCATCTAAAGTAAAAAGCCTGAATGAAGAGATCGCTGGCTATCAGTATGTCCTGTCTAACCCCGGACCAACAACCAGTGGCGGTTTCATGATAAACCATCTGACTTCGGTCGAAACGGTCACCCGTGGTCTGGAAGAAGCGACTTCCGCTCTGGCCGTTGAACAGGAGAGGTTAGCTCAGATGCAGGCTAAGTCTGAGTCGATCCAGTCGGTACTGGAAGGGATAGAGAACAGGCGAATAGCATTAATCCGGCAGCAGGCTGCAGAACAGAATTCAGCATATCAATCGTTATTAATGATGAACGGTGAGCATACTGAATTTAACCGTTTGCTGGGTCTCGGAAATAATCTTCTCATGGCCCGACAGGGGCTGGTAAACGCACCAGTACGCTTACCACAGGTAGACCTGACAACCCAGCAAACGGCTGCACTTGAAAAAAGCCGTCGTGATCTGGCGCTTTCAAAACTCAAAGGTGAGGACAAGGAGCGCGCACGACTGGGTTATGCTGCGGATGACCTGGGGTTAACTAACGACCCACAGTTTCAGACCGGACGGCAGGAGTTGATTAATAACGGCCTGAATGAATGGAGAAACAACCAGGAAAATAAACCCAAGCCAAAAGGAAGGCATGGGAAAACCGAGGCGGAGAAAACCGAAGATACCTATACCCGGCTGATTAAACAGCAACGGGAGCAAATTGCTCTTTCCAGCCAAAACACTGAGCTGGCAAAGATGAAATATCAGGTTACTCAGGGGGAATTATCTTCGCTTGAAAAATCCAAAAAGGAAACGTTGCTGCACAATGCGGCGCTTATTGATCAGAAAAAAATCGCTGAACAGTTAAAAACATTCCGCGAAGGTCTGGCCGACAGTAATACTGCCGCCCGGGAAAGGGGGAATATCGATTTCCTCGGCGCGGGACAGGGGGATAAAGCCCGTGACCGAATGAAGGAAATGGCGGATATTCGCGCTGATTTTCTCAGGCAGCAACGTGACTTACAACGTGATTTCAGTCGTGGGCAGATTTCCGAAGACCTCTATATAAAGCAAACGGAAGCGCTTAAAACAGCGCTTGCCGAACGCCTGGATATTCAGGAGGAGTATTACAAAAAAACCGATGAACAGCAGTCAGACTGGCGGGCAGGGATCAGCGATTCCCTGATGAACTATGCCGATCAGGCTTCTGATCTGAGTTCAATGGCTGCCACTGCAACCAGCGAGCTTCTGGATGCCACCACTAACTCTATCTCCAACAACCTGACAAACGTCCTGACGGGTGCCGCTTCGTTCAAAGATGGGATGTCAAATATTTTCTCTTCCCTGGGAGAAACGGTGATTAAGACGCTGATCCAGATGGCAACACAGGCGTTGATCACCAAAGCGATTATGGCGTCATTTGGCGGCGGAGCGGGTGGGTTGTTCGGTAGTCTTTTTGGCGGTGCCAGCGGTGCGGCAAGTAGTGGTACCGCTATTCAAGGCGCGGGAGCTAATTTTTCATTTAACGCTCTCGGAGGCGTTTACGATTCTCCGTCACTTTCTGCCTACAGCAACGGCGTGTACAGCACTCCCCAATATTTTGCGTTTGCAAAAGGGGCGGGTGTATTCGGCGAGGCCGGGCCGGAAGCCATCATGCCGCTTACCCGTGGCGCTGATGGTTCGCTGGGGGTTAAAGCTGTAGGGCGGGAATCGCCGGCGGTACAGAACGCTGCGAAGCAGATCCAGGCTCAGCCACGAATTGCTGTCAGCGTAGATGCCAGAAGTACGTTCACCGGTAAACCGGATGACATAACGATGCAGGCAATTGAGCGAAGGAATGACGCTCTGGAACAGCGGATAGTTAACACCTTAACCGCCGAAGTAAATAACCCCCAGAAGAAATTCGGTCGGGCTATTTATTCAAATCTCCAATCCAAAAAACCAAGATAGACCTGCCCGGAGGGAATATTCATGGCAGATATTTTCTACCCGGATGAATACCTGCCCATGCCGCTTATGGACGGGTACGGGTTTAAGCCCATATCACCTTTACTGCGAACGGAGATGACATCCGGTCGCGCTCAACAACGAAGGCGATATACCTCAACACCCACCCAGGCATCGGTTAAATGGATTTTTAAAACTGATGCTCTGGCGCAGGTGTTTGAGGCGTTTTTCAGGGATGCGCTTAAAGATGGCCAGTCCTGGTTCTATCTGAAACTCCAAACCCCAATAGGGGTAAAGCCCTATAAAGCCAGGTTCGTGGATATTTACGAGGGACCGACGCTGGTCGCGCCAAAATACTGGCAGTACAGCGCAACGCTGGAATTATGGGAGCGCCCGTTACCGCCTTCAGGCTGGGGAAATTACCCGGAATGGCTGGCGGGCCAGTCGTTACTGGATATTGCGCTAAACAGAGAGTGGCCGAAGCATGACAATTCTTGAGCGGCTATATGCCAGCAGCGGATCGGAGGTTATTCACGATATGCTGCAGATATCGGCAGGAGATGATAACTACTGGCTAACCAGTGGCTGGGATGACGTTTCAGTGACGCTGGAAAATGGTCAGCCGGTGACGTTTGAGGCCAGCGCGATAGATATCGCCTTACCAGCCAGGAACGCCGACGGGACACAGGATTTAAAGTTTGCTATCAGCAATATTGACGGACGGGTTTCAGAGGCGATCGATAAAATTCTGGATGAAATGAAATCAGCTACGCTGACATTCCGGCGGTACATTTCATCCGATCTGTCTGCTCCGGCATCATCACCGTATACGCTCGATATCAAATCCGGATCCTGGACCCCGACAGCAGTTCAGGTCACAGCAGGCTATATGAATGTCCTCAAAACAGCCTGGCCCCGTAAACGTTACAACCTCGCCGAGCATCCGGGCTTACGTTACTAATCTGAGGCAAATATGTTTAACCCTGATAAATACCGTTCAGTCACCTGGCTGAAGGGCGGGCGCGTATATCCGCAGCTCGACTGCTTCGGTATTGTAAATGAGATACGTCGCGACCTGGGGCTACCAGAATGGCCGGATTTTGCAGGTGTGACCAAAGACGGCGGGGGCCTCGATCGGGAAGCGAGAAAGCTGATGCTTTCGCTGAAACGTTGTGACCCCTGTGAAGGTGCCGGAGTGGCTTGCTATTCGGGCTCAACAGTTTCCCATGTCGGGATCGTTGTGATGCTCGATAACCAGCTGCAGGTCGCGGAATGTAATCCAGGCTCTGGGGTTACGTTTCTGCCACTGTCGCGATTTATCCGTCGCTTTAACCGCGTGGAGTTCTGGCAATGACAATAAAGTTTTACCCGTCCCGGCTACCGGGTGAACCCCTTGAAACGCACGAGCATGGTGTGCTGACGCTGCATGAGTGGATGAGCAGAAATGTCCCGAGCTATTCACAGGATAAAACTCATCCTGTCGTGATCGAGCTGAACGGACAGGCAGTCCCCCCGGCGGAATGGCCGTTATGTTTGTTGCGGCCAGACAGTGACGTGCGGATGTATCCCATTCCTTATGGCACGGGTCTTGAAATTGCCGCATGGGTTTCGGTGGCCGTATCCATTGCATCTACGGCCTATGCATTATTCTTTGCTCCTAAACCAGAGTTGGGCGGCTTTTCATCCAGTAACGCTTCATCGCTGGATCTGAATCCGGCTAAAGCCAATACAGCGAAGCTTGGCGATCCCGTTAGGGAGGCTTTTGGGCGAAACCGGATTTACCCCGATTACCTGGTGCAGCCGGTAACGCGATTCGACCCTGCTGATCCCACCAGAATGACGGTCGAAATGTTTGTCTGCCTTGGATATGGGCGTTTCTCCTATACCGGTGGAGATTTTCGGGTAGGAGAAACTCCGGCGCTGACCTTAGGTGAGGGCTTTTCATATACCAGCTATGGGCCCGGCGATAATGTGGCCGGGGATCGTCGCAGCGAGATATGGTTCAACTCAACGGAAGTTGGGGGAACGTCGAGCGGAAGCGGCCTCGATATGGCTCAGACTGCCCCTGAAGCCAGTGATATCGTTGCTGATGCCATGACCGTCAGCGGTGCCTCTGTCTCGTTTTCTGGCCTTGATGTCGATGATGATAATGATGAAGACGAGGATGAGAACAAACTTCCTCCTGGCTGGATCGCCGGTGCAATTGTCACCCTGAAAGCGCCAGTGAATTATCAGGTGTCTATCGAGGGCGGCTTTAACGTGCTGACAGGCGACGTCGTGTCAGAGATTGCGCCATTCAGCGGAATGCCTGTCACCCTAACGTTTAACGGTACTGACTATGATCTGCAGATCGCCACGTATACCCCTCACCAGGACGCCGTTCCGGGAGCAGGGGGAGCGACTGCGGTATTACGCGCCAGTGCGTCGCCGTCAACGTATGACTTTACGACAACCAGCCAGACCTTTGCTCTGACCTGGCAGGGTATCACCTATACCATATCTCTGGTCGCCAACTACGGCACAATGTCTGGCTTGCTCGCAGCGATTAACGGCGGGTTGAATGGTTCGGGGCTCATTGCTCAGGATGATGGCGGCGTGATACGTATCGTCGAGATCTCCAGCCCCTGGCGTGGCGGTTCCATTACGTCATCTTTCCTGCCTGCGTCAGTATTTGGTGACAGCCCGGTATTTACAGCTGGTACAGCATCCAGCGGCGGAAGGCCTGCGGTAACAGCCAGCGTGACGCTGGCATACGATTCTGGCACTGCCTTTTCAGGATTGCCGGAAGGCACCCAGCGGATTTCCCTGGCGCACCGTGGCAACGAATACCAGATAGCGTCTACTGATGGCCCCTCTGCGACCGTACAGCGTGTGGTTAACGGTGTCGTTGACAGCACCTGGTCAGGCTTTATGACCCGTACCGTCGTGGATTTTGCCGCGTCTGGTATTAACGATAATGAAACCTGGCTAGGCCCCTTTCTGGCCTGCCCGCAGAATGAAGTTGTGGACGCCTTCGAGGTCAACTTTGCTTTCCCAAACGGAATTTGCGGGTTCCAGAACAACGGGAATAAGCGGGTCCGCCATGTTGAGTACGAAATTCAGTACCGCGTTTATGGTTCCGGAGCAGGGTGGACGAGTAAGCCAGGGGTTTACGCGCTTAAAAACGTTAATGGCCTCGGTTTTACAGAGCGTTTTGACCTGTCCTCTCCTGGGCTGGTGGAGGTTCGATGCCGCCGCCGTAACGAGCAGGGGAGCAACAACGCGAGAGACAGCATGTTCTGGCAGGCGCTCAGAGGTCGTTTGCTTTCCCGTCCGGCCTCCTACGCTGGGATATCAACAATAGGGATCACGGTTGAAACCGGCGGCCAGCTGGCGGCGCAGTCAGACAAGCGTGTGAGTGTTGTCGCCACGCGGAATTATGATGGCGGTGGTGACAGGACAATCAGCGGTGCGTTCCTGCATCTTGCCCGCAGTCTGGGATATCGCGACGACCAGATAGACATTGCGGCGCTCAGTACGCTGGAGGCGACCTACTGGACGCCAAGGGGCGAATATTTTGATCACCAGGCAAGCAGTGACAGCACGTCAGCAAAGGATATTTTCGACAAAATAGCCGAGGCTGGCATGGGGTATTTTCTGCTGTCTGACGGGTTGCTTTCTGTCGGGAGAGAGGGCGTCAAAAGCTGGACAGGTATTATTACTCCTCAGGATACCGTCGAGGAAATGCAGACGTCATTCAGGGTCCCGTCGGAGGATGATTTTGATGGCGTGGATGTGAAATATATCAACCCTGTGACCTGGGCGGAGGAAACCGTACAGTGCCGGACGCCGGATAATCCTTTTCCGCGCAAAACGGAGGCATACACCATTGATGTTGCCATGACTGCAGATCGCGCCTGGCGTATCGGGATGCGTCGGTTAATGAAATATCTCCACCAACGCCGAACGTATACGGCTACGACTTCGATGCTGGGATGGTGTCATGACTTCGGTGATCACATCATTTTGTCCGACGACATTCCAACCGGGAAAACCCAAAGTTGCCTGATTGACGCGATGATTTACGACTTCCAGGAAATTACGCTGCACGTCACGGAGCCACTGGACTGGAGCTATGCGAATCCTCGCTGTTGGATACAGTTTCAGGACGGTCGACCATCATCGCGAATGCTCACGCCGCAACGGGTAGATGATTTCACTCTTACGGTGCCGTACAACGACGACCTGCATCCCGGCGACTGGATTATGGACGACCCAGATATTGATCTGCCGAAGTTATTGTTCTGCGACAGTGAAAAGGGTGCGCGGCATGGGATAGTCCAGGAGGTTGCCCCATCAGGTGACAGCAACTGTCAGATTACTGCACCTGAATATAAAGAAATTTTCTACCAGTACGACGACGCCACATACCCCGGCGACGTCGCTTAATACCAAAAAAATCCCTTTCAACTTTTCTTTCGCTCAAACCCTCGTTTGGGCGAACGCGATATTTTGGAGCAAACACCATGGCTTTTGATCCTCCACTGGGGAGCACCTCCCCTGCGGTGCTGGCCGACAATGCCAGCCGCCTGGATAAATTACTTAACGGGACTGAACCCACTGTACCTGACCGGTCAGGGGAAGCATTAACGTCATGGGCAGGTATTGAACTCGCTACGCGCGCATCAGGATCGGCTATGGCATTTCCAAATGTTACGCAGTTGCTGGCTTTTGTCCCACAGACCGCTAACGTGCTGGCACAGGATACGCAAACAGGAACCTTCTATTACTGGAACGGCACTGCGTGGAGCCAGAATGCGTACCAGGTTAACAAAGCGATCATCGCCGCCGCGCGCCTGACCATTGCGAAGCCGGGAAAAAACAAGTTCAACTACCGGACTGTCACATCAGGATATTATCTGTTCGAAGGCACAGGTGTTCCGGCAGCAAATGCGGACTATGCATTTTCTGATTACATCGCCGTCAGGGCTGGCCTCGTGCATTCGCTTTCACCGGGTGCGCGGGTGGTGACGTTTTACGATACGAATTTCCTGTACCTGAGCGACATCAGTTCAGTGACGACATTCACCGTGCCTTCAGGCGCTGCGTTTGCGCGCCTGTCTGTCTCCGTGTCCGCATTAGAGACATTCCAGATGGAGACCGGTGTTGCACCTACGCCATTTGAAGCGTACCGACTGAAACTGCCTGCCGCGGCCGAGAATGTGGCACTGGATGTGCTCGACGCAACAGGATTTAAGCCGGGTAAAAACCTTTTCGATCCGCTTGATGTCATCAGTCAACGCCACCTGTCTTCGGTCGGGACGATTCTTTATGATACCGATCTCACCATGTCGGTATCTGGCTACATCCAGGTTACTCCGGGTGTGCAGGTCTGCTGTAACCAGCAGTGGAAAGCCGCTGCCTGGTACGATGCGAACGGCGCATTCATCAGCCGACAGTACGATGCCAGTTTTGCGACGAAGGCTATCGCCGCACTGGTGATTCCGGCAACAGCGGCATACCTGCGCATCGAGGTACTGACGACTAACCTTGCTGTGACGCAGGTTGAACTGGGCGCGCTCGCGACGGCATTCGAGCCATTCCGCCTGGTATCCCCAACGTCATTAAACGCACACCCGCTGCGGTTCGGCGAAGAGCCTGCGACACTGGCCAGCATGGGGTTGTTCGTTCCCGGCGCCAACCTGTTCAACGCGAAAACTGCGAAGTTTGGTTATATCAATGAGTTCGGCGTGGTATTCCCGGTAGCCTCCGGTTCTAACAACTATTACTACTCTGACTATATTCCGGTAACGGCGGGAGACGTGCTCCGGGCCAGCGCGTCACTGCGCTTTGTGAACTTCCTGTCGGCGTCGAAGGCACTGGTAAGCTCGATCACCAGCACAACGCAATTCACGGTACCTGCTGGCGTTGCCTTCATGCGGGTCTCGACCCTACAGGCCAACGTGGCATCGCTGCAGATCGTTAAAGGTGCATATCTCCCGACCCGTGAGGACTACATGGCCGTGCTGGCTTCTGCTTTGGCTGATGGAACGCCTGTCCGGATACCTGGCGGGCTCATTGATACCAGCAGCCTGGCGGTTGACTTTGTGAAACAAGGTCTGCTGGTTGTAGGTAAAAACCGATATAACCGCCTCACCATTCAGGCAGGTTACATCAATGAAACCGGAGCTATCGTCGCCGGGGGCACGACCTGGGTGTATTCGGACTTCATTCCGGTCAAGCCGAATACCACTTACGTCCTGAATCTTGGGGCGCGTTTCATGGGCTTCTATGCGGCGAATAAAGCCTGGATGAGAACAGAAGCGAGCGCCGGGCAGACGCTGACAACGATTACTACCGATGCTGACTGCTACTTCCTGCGGGTAACTATGGCCGTTGGTCGCGGCCAGACGCTGCAACTGGAAGAGGGTACGACCTCAACAACGTACGAAGAATTCGCCTATTCGTACCTGACGCAACTGGCGGACGGAACGCCGGTAAAAGGAACCGGGATCAACACGTCGACGGCGATCCCGGACGATTACGGTCTGGAGCGCCTGCGCGAAACGCACATGCGCCTGATGAAGATGACCTTCGGGGAACTGGTACGGTTCGTCATCGCGAATATCGGCGACAGTTATACCCGGACGACTGCGCGATACGCGTTGAAAGTGGCTCAGAAGTTGTGGAATAAGTTTCACGGAACGGCCATCACGTCGAACGTGCCGCCGATCGGCTACGGGTACCGGTCTTTCGGTTTCGATGCCAATGGCGATAACACGGATGTGATCGGCGTTAACGTTAATCAGTCCAGCGGTGTGACCTGCGCGTACAACATCGGTCATGGCCCTGATATCTCTTCTGTCACGATGACGGCAGCCGGAGACACGATCTCTTACGTGCAAAACCTGACTCTGGGTTTTGATTCATTCCTGTACGTGGAAGGCGGAGCGGGCGTTATCCAGTACCAGGCCGCCGGTATGTCAGCACCAACGGTTATTGACCTGACCACCTATGCAGCAGGCATGCAGATAATTCCAATGACCCTGCCATCAACGGGGATCGCGACGACCGTTACCATTACGGCCAACACAGCACCGGCGGTTCTTTACGGCGTGAAGATCCTCAACCAGACTGCCGCGGGGATCCTGGTGCACAAACTTGGGGGGAGTGGCTCGAGTACGGCGCACTGGGTGAACGGTATGGACAGCCGCTGGCTGACCGCATTCCAGGACTTGGGGGCTGACCTGGTGACGATTATGCTTGGGACAAACGACCAGGGGGCATCGATGCCGGCGGCCACTTACCGGAATAACCTGCTGACCATGATCGACCGGATACGCTCGGTGCGACCCGCGGCGGACATTCTTCTGGTCTGCCCGGCAGAGAACAACCGGCCCGGTGGCAACACCATTCCTATGGCCACTTATGCGGAGGTGATGTACAAGATTGCACGCGATGATCGGGATGTTGCATTCCTCAACCTGCAGGCGTCATTCGGAGCGAAAGCGTCGGACTACGCTTTAAGCGGGATCCGTCCATGGATGGTGTCGGATGGACTGCATCCGGACCCGGCAACGGGCGGGTATGCAATTGCTTCTGCCATTCTGCATGCATTGAGTGCTCTTAATTTGTGAATATTTTATTGCGTTAAAAAAACATAAACACATTATTTATTTAATAGCGACGCCATGCAGTCTAGTCTAATTGTTTGTGGTGGTGGGTAATTTCTAATTCGCCAGTGTTGAGTTAAAAGAAAGTCAACGATTATTCGGCGTAACTATCTAATTTTACTGAAAACTAATAGATAATGGAGGCATGTGTTACATATGCCTCCATCACCAATTGCTATACTGATAGTTGTGATTCCTAATTGAACGGAATTTCTAATAATATTTATTTTTACTGTTTTTGAATTTCTGAGAATACCTTTTCAAAGTAAAAAGGTATAAACTCACAGTTTGTAAGATTTATCATGGCTTTGTTGACAATCGCGCATTTTAGTTCGCCCTCTCCACCTTTTCTTGCAAATGATTTCAGAGGTTGATATTTTGCTTTTATCATATCTTCTAGGTCATGGCCTCTCATTCTTAAATAATTTGAATCTGTTTTCAATTTCATTCCGGATGAATAATGTATCTCTGCTAATTTGTCATTCTCTTTTCCGAATAATTTTAAAATGAATTGGTCGATTGATTTTTGCAAAAGAGATTCATTCTTTAACCATTCTTGCCAGTGAACATTCTCACCACAGATGTTTTTGATTGTCATTGAATCAGGTTGGTCTACATGCATTAATAACAATAAGCATATGGGGTCGAGAGTGATGTTTTCAATAGAGTAAGCGTGTCCGTCTGCTAAAACCTTTATGAAATCAGTTGATTTGTTTTTTAGGTCCCAGTCTATGATTCCCCTCACTGTGATGTTTTCATTTTCTTGTAATGCTTCAACTTGAGATATGACTTGAACGCAGTTCCCAGCCCCATTAACTGAATCAACAAAATCTTTTAATACACCATCATCAAATTTACCAAGTTTTGAATTTACTTTGTCAATCAGATGTTGTTCAGGCATTTTTGGACCTGAACTAATGAAACTTAGTGTTATTTTAGGGTCAATTAAATGTGAGCGAGGTGCTATTTTTGTGTAGATTGAATTATAAACAATTGCATCATACATGCTTTCAACAAATACTTGACGATGGTTTTTTGGGTTAAGTGATATTTGTGTAACTCCATCTAATAAATCAGCGATTGCACCGTCTTTTTCAATTTCTTTAATTGAATTGTTTTCTACTAAATAGATGCTGTCATCAGGAGCTAAGGCAACGGAAGTTGGTGAGTGAGTTGTAAGTAGTATAGTTGAACCGAAGTTATCACTTAGCGATTCTAAAGTGTTATACATTTTTACTACCATCTTTGGATGTAAAAAAGCGTCTGGTTCATCTAATAAAATTAAAACTGGCGGAACTATCTCATCATTTTCTTTGTGGTATTGTGTATTGAATATTGTCAATGCTAGCCAAAGTAAAGTTTTCTCTCCAGATGACAAATGCTCATTCAGTACTGGTGTGCCATCATGTTGTATAAGTTGTGCTTGGAAGTTATATGTAAGGGATTCTTCATCAGGTTCTTTTAGATAGAATTTACCATCAAAAGCATCATGTAAAACTTTATTTAATTCCTCCCAAGGTTTTTTTCCAAATTTTTTAGCGAATTGATCTTCAGTGTAAAACTCAACATCTTGTTTTTTAGATGTTTTCATCCATTCATTGCGTTGGTTGTCGTGAAGGCGTTTGATGTACTGATTTATTATTTCAGATATATTCAATGTGCCTAATATATTGTTTGGTGTTTCCGAATAATGAAAAGTGATATCGCCATGAGTTAATTCAGAAGGTTTTTTTCCAGTGCTTTTTGATATTCTCTGGCATAAGTTATATAATCTATGTCTTCCTATTCCTGGATTGTCATATCGTGTGGATTGGAGGTTGTCTAGAAATGATGGGTTGCTTAGTTCGGATTTTATTTCATCATAAAGTCCGAGTGTTTGGCGTAGCATTTCCTGATGGTGGGCGTGATCATACGATCCGCCAAAGTTAGGGGTTAGTTCCAGTTGTGGTATGAAACGTATTCTATTCCCTGGGATGGTTTTGTCGTTTAAATAGGCTTCGGTGTTCGTATCTTGTAAACTTTCTAAAAGCCTGGTTTTACCAGAACCATTCTTGCCAGTTAAAACAATAATTTTATTTTCTAACAGAACTGATTCCTTTAGAAAAAAAACTTTATAATCTGATTTGCTACTTAATTTTAGTTGCATTTAATTATCCTTCAAGGTTTGATTTAACTTAACAGTTGAGTTGTGGATGTAAATCCACTTAATATAGTGTGCTTTTCATAGTTGTCTTTACATGTTTCATGTGAAATCCGTGGCCACACTTGGCGTTAATTTAAGATATTTTTGTTATTTCTTTTAAATATTCATCTATCTTTTTTAGTTCGGTTTGTATTTTATCGGCCATTTTTAATCGGTATTTTATTTGTTCATTGTCAGAAAAATATAACTTTCCATCTATTCCTGTGTAAGAACGGCCATTGCCCTGAGCATTCATTGAAATTGTAACGCCTTCCATCTCGCTTTTATATAAAGAAATTAAATCTTGGGATGCTGAGATTTGTGTGTTTAGCAGTTGAAGGCTTGCGATTTTGAGTGAAATTTTTCTCTGATAATCTGCTTCTATGTCACTCTTATGGATCTCTTCCTTTTGAGTAAGATAAGTTTTTATCAAGAAAATAAGGGTGATTGTTGATATTAATGGATTAAGAATTCCGCCAAAATAGTCCCCTAGAACTCCCCAGTTAGATGGGTCTTTGGATATTGGACTATTTCCAAAATTAATAGCATAGCTTCCTATTATAAAAAATACGCACAAAATAAAAAGTATAAAAAGGATGTTTATGAGTTTTCTTTCTCGTGCCATTTTTGAGATCCATAACTTACTCGAAGGAATAGACTACATCATGATCAAATTCATAATCAACATTAATGTTATGAAGCATGCAATTTTTCACTATATTCACTTAAAATAGATAAACCATGATTATGTTACGGTGTAACAATTATTGGGGAGGGGATACTGGTGGTCTAGAAACTGGACAGGCTGGGGTGCAGTGTGAGGGATTTGATCACGCTCGTATCCGATCTGCAGGCGAGGGGCGTACATTTTAAGAGCCTGACAGATAGCATCGATACGTCCACTGCCGCCGGCCGGTTTTTCTTTCACGTAATGAGTGCCCTTGAGGAAATGGAACGTGAATTGATCGTTGAAAGAACGCGCGCAGGACTGGCAGCTGCACGTGCTCAGGGCAGAGTTGGTGGGCGAAGGCGAATTATGACGCCGGAAGTGGTAGAGCGCGGGAGAAGGATGCTGGAGAGTGGCGCAACCCGTCAGCAGGTGGCGGATGTGATCGGGGTAGGGGTAAAGACCGTTTATAAATATTTTCCGGCTGGCTAAGTTTGCTCACCTGCGAACCGTATGCAAGAGCCCGCAGGTGAGCAATTTGCTATGAAGGCAGTGCCATAGCTGAAAAATTTTATCCTCGCATTGTTCGCAAAACCATCAAACAGTTCAGCATTGAAAGCACTTTAAGACTTACCTTACTCATTACATCAATGCGTTACGTCAATGACGCGAATTGATAGCCGTAACCTATATTGATATGTGGTTAAGTTAAATATACTGTATATATAAACAGTGTGCGCCGGGAGACCGGTTAGAGATCAAGGGGTGAAAGTCCCCGACCATTGAAGGACCAGCAATCCACAAGGTCCCCGAGTCATGCGTTGCATACCGCGAGGTATGGGGCGAAGCGTTGACAGGGGTGTTGACAGGCCAGCCATTGAGCCACGAAATGTATATTAAATTACCGGGTGCCGACGTTGTACTGTTAACGGAAGGCAACATCATAGGGTGCGATACTGCGAGTGCCACATG